TTATGGACGCATTATGGACATTCCTGACACCGGGTTAAGAGTCACAGCATCTTGTAAGAAATCCGGTGCAAAGTGTGCGTAGGTCATAGTTTGCTGAATGTTAGAATGACCCAGGATGCGCTGCAATGTGATTATGTTACCTCCATTCATTATAAAATGTGTGGCAAATGTATGCCTCAAAACATGCACTGCCTGTCCGTCAGGTAAATCGGGTTTTACTTCCCTGAGAGCGTTGCGCACTTTGTAGTAACTGGCATTAAAAAGCCTGCCTGAATTTTTGGTCTTGATCCGTTTAATCAGGTCCTGCGAAACGGGAATTGTCCTGCGCTTTCCGTTTTTAGTTTTCATAAACGTAACCATCTGGTTAATGATGTGTTCAGCTTTCAAATTAGACACTTCACTCCAGCGTCCACCAGTAGAAAGGCAGACCAGAGTTGCATTTAACTCATCACCATCAAGCATGGATAACAGCCGCGTAATCTCTTCACTGGACAAAAAAGCCATTTCCGTAACAGCTTCACGTAACCGCTTAACCTCACGGAACGGGTTGTGAGAGTGATATTCACCGGCGTCAATTAACTTGGTGAACATCCCGCTCATTATTGCCAGATGCCGATTTACGCTGGCTGGTTTTAGGCCATCGTTCATCATTACAACGCGATAATCAGTTATCGTTTTCTTTGTTAGCTGGTCCGCCCTGGACACTCCCATCTCGGCAAATTTGGCGATTATTGTCGTCAAACGCCCTCGTTCAATATCTCCACGCTCATGTGATTTTCCGTGATATATCCACCATCTGCCTAACAACTCTGTAAGAGTTCGGCGGTCGGCCGGCTTCTCCAACCACTCTTTGTTGTGGTAGTTAACCAGGACATGACGTTCGAATGCTTGAGCTTCACCTTTAGTTTTAAATTTCCGCCTGATACGTTTTCCATCTGCACCCTGCGGTCTGACGTCCACTTCATAACGACCATCATCGAGCTTTTTAATAGACATAAAGCCCTCCGATGACGCTGTTTACTTCTACTACTTGAAAATTAATGCAATTTTCTTTCGTACATTTACTGCACACATATGCTGAATAAATCGTCAGCCAGTCTTTTGGTCTGAGTGGTGCAAGGTTGTTGAGTCTTGCCCAATGTGCGCGAGCGCCGGGGCTATTTGTCCGCCAGCGGGATCAGTTTCATCAAACATGAACCAGTCACGGTACTTGCGAAATCTTTCTGGCTTGAAAAATTTCATACCTGCGTCAAAAGACATCTTTACTTTTCCCTGCTCATATCCAGCATAGGTGTTGTAGTTAATTCCAGTTAATTCAGCAACTTGCTTCCTTGTCATTCTTTCTGATTCCCGAATAAGTGCGAGTTTCTCTGCTTGAGATGTGATTTGTGTATTTGACATGAATTGTCGTATCTCGTAATTTATGTTGTATGCGACACGCCAGAACAACGCAGAGCGGCTTCAAATAGCTCTGATTGAATGGCACCAAAGTTGAGGATATCAAAATGAGTATTGGATCAGAAATGAATAACGATGTTGGAGAAAAAGTATCTGATCTCACAAAAAGTAAAAAATGTGACATCAAACTTGCAGCCGCACCGTCGGATTTGCTCTCGAAAGAGGGTTTTGCTCTTTACATCGGTAAGACGCCTCGTGCTGTTGCTGAAATGGCGAAAGCAGGCAAGTTACCAGCCTTTTATATGACGGACCCATTAAAGCCGGGCGGTCATGCTGAGTTATGGATTAATCGTCGTGAGTGGGACAAGTACGCAGCCCAGCTAGTTGATGAAGCTCCGACAGAATGGCATGACTGGAAAAATCGCATTAGTTACAGCAAATCAAGACATGGCCGTGCGGCTTAAGGTGGAAAGGATGAACGAGCCTCGTTGTATTGCTCAGTTATTGCGTAACGAAAGCCCCAGGGCGATTGACTTCACCATCACCCACGGGAAGGGGCGCAAGGGAATCATTATCCGTACCAAAAAACAGAGTCCGTTAAAAAAGGCTCTGACCTTTCTGAAAAGCCGGAGGGTCTGGAAATGACAGTGATGACGCTTAATCTCGTCGAAAAACAGCCAGCAGCTATGCGCCGGATAATTGGTAAGCATCTTGCCGTCCCTCGCTGGCAGGAGACATGCGATTATTATAATCAGATGATGGAACGCGAACGGCTAACGGTTTGCTTCCATGCGCAGTTAAAACAGCGTCACGCAACGATGCGTTTTGAAGAAATGAACGACGTCGAACGTGAACGGCTGGTTTGTGCAATTGATGAATTGCGTGGGGCATTCTCAAAACGCCGTCAGGTTGGCGCAAGTGAGTATGCATATATTAGTTTTTTAACAGTCAGTCAGCGTCGTACTTTATTTATGCATGCCGGATTGACTGAAAAAGAATTCAATCAGCCATACTGGCGAATTAATGAAGAGTCATGTTACTGGCGTGATGCTTTATTCCGTGCATTACGTGAACTATTCAGTCTGTTTGAGTACGCACCGACAATTCTGACGTCGGTAAAACCAGAGCAATATCTGCATTAAATAATTAACCAGAGTTTTTAACGCACTTAATCGTGCGGGGCTTCTTTTTGCCTGGAGAAAGTCATGCATACAGTTTCTGAAAATCAGTGCGGTAAATACGCATTACTGCTGCAACAGGCCAGAACCGAAGCACAGGCCGACGCTGCGACGCGCTTTTCTTCTCATCTTGATGCCATGATTCGCCACATCACAAAGGCGGAGTTATCCCGCGTGGAGATAGTCGAGCTGCTCAGTCAGGAGTCGGAAAAATTTCACAATATCGGATTGTCTCGCGGGGAGGTGCTTTGATGTCCTGTTCTCGTTCAGTTGTATTACTGAATAACGCCTTAAAAATCGCCGTTATGAAAAATGGCGATTTGTCTCTTATTCAACTTGGTCTTGATAAAGAAAAACGCGAAATAACTGAGTCTGTTATCGCGATTTATCAGAACGAATTAAACCTCCTGTCTGATGTGGTCAATTTACTTGTTAAACGCGCTGTGTTTCACAAGCAAATCTCCTCCGTGGATGAACTGACGAAATTAACGACAGAAATCGCCAGCTATTGCGCTGATGAATTTAAAAACCTTAACGACAAAAGGAACTGGTAATGCCGGACAACGTAGATTTTATTCAGGAACAACAGGCTGAATTACTGGAGCGCCAGATTAACGCGGCAAGGGTAAAACATTGCGGTGCTTCTGCGCTGGTTTGCGAAGAGTGTGACGCGCCAATACCTGCTGCCCGTCGTGCGGCTTATCCGTCAGCCACGCGTTGTGTTTCCTGTCAGTCAGTCTTTGAAGCAAAAAACAAACATTACCGGAGAACGGCATGAGTATTCGTATTGAAATTGGCGAACGTTATGTCGTTACCAGTGACAGCTTTCAGTTTATTCTCCACGAGAAAAAGAGAGCGGAAAGCGGTAAAAACGCCGGTCAGGAATGGCTGGCGGTGGTTGGTTATTACCCGAAATTAAGCCAGCTCGTTTCCGGCCTGATGCATCACGATATTCTGACCGGAAGCGCAAAGTCTTTTGCTGATTTAAACGCGCAGGTTGAGCAACTCAGCAGGCGTTGTTCAGAGGCTTTTGGCTCATATGGCCGTTAAAGCCTCCGGGCGTTTTGTCCCTCCGTCAGCATTTGCTGCAGGCACCGGTAAGGCGTTTACCGGTGCTTATGCATGGAACGCGCCACGCGAGGCCGTCGGGCGCGAAAGACCCCTTACACGTGACGAGATGCGTCAGGTGCAAGGTGTTTTATCCACGATTAACCGCCTGCCTTACTTTTTGCGCTCGCTGTTTACTTCACGCTATGACTACATCCGGCGCAATAAAAGCCCGGTGCACGGGTTTTATTTCCTCACATCCACTTTTCAGCGTCGTTTATGGCCGCGCATTGAGCGCGTGAATCAGCGCCATGAAATGAACACCGACGCGTCGTTGCTGTTTCTGGCAGAGCGTGACCATTATGCGCGTCTGCCGGGGATGAATGATAAGGAGCTGAAAAAGTTTGCCGCCCGTATCTCATCGCAGCTTTTCATGATGTATGAGGAACTCTGCGATGCCTGGGTGGATGCGCATGGCGAAAAAGAATCGCTGTTTACGGATGAGGCGCAGGCTCACCTCTATGGTCATGTTGCTGGCGCTGCACGTGCTTTCAATATTTCCCCGCTCTACTGGAAAAAATACCGTAAAGGACAGATGACCACGAGGCAGGCATATTCTGCCATTGCCCGCCTGTTTAACGATGAGTGGTGGACTCATCAGCTTAAAGGCCAGCGTATGCGCTGGCATGAGGCGTTACTGATTGCTGTCGGGGAGGTCAATAAAGACCGTTCTCCTTATGCCAGTAAACATGCCATTCGTGATGTGCGTGCACGCCGCCAGGCAAATCTGGAATTTCTTAAATCGTGTGACCTTGAAAACAAGGAAACCGGCGAGCGCATCGACCTTATCAGTAAGGTGATGGGCAGTATTTCTAATCCTGAAATTCGCCGGATGGAGCTGATGAACACCATTGCCGGTATTGAGCGTTACGCCGCCGCAGAGGGTGATGTGGGGATGTTTATCACGCTGACCGCGCCGTCAAAGTATCACCCGACACGTCAGGTCAGAAAAGGCGAAAGTAAAACCGTTCAGCTTAATCACGGCTGGAACGATGAGGCATTTAATCCAAAGGATGCGCAGCGTTATCTCTGCCGTATCTGGAGCCTGATGCGCACGGCATTCAAGGATAATGATTTACAGGTCTACGGTTTGCGTGTCGTCGAGCCACACCACGACGGAACGCCGCACTGGCATATGATGCTTTTTTGTAATCCACGCCAGCGTAACCAGATTATCGAAATCATGCGTCGCTATGCGCTCAAAGAGGATGGCGACGAAAGAGGAGCCGCGCGAAACCGTTTTCAGGCAAAACACCTTAATCGGGGCGGTGCTGCGGGGTATATCGCGAAATACATCTCAAAAAACATCGACGGCTATGCACTGGATGGTCAGCTCGATAACGATACCGGCAGACCTCTGAAAGATACTGCCGCGGCTGTTACTGCATGGGCGTCAACGTGGCGCATCCCGCAATTTAAAACGGTTGGTCTGCCGACAATGGGGGCTTACCGTGAACTACGCAAATTGCCTCGCGGCGTCAGCATTGCTGATGAGTTTGACGAACGCGTCGAGGCTGCACGCGCTGCCGCAGACAGTGGCGATTTTGCGTTGTATATCAGTGCGCAGGGTGGGGCAAATGTTCCGCGCGATTGCCAGACTGTCAGAGTCGCCCGTAGCCCGTCGGATGAAGTTAACGAGTACGAGGAAGAAGTCGAGAGAGTGGTCGGCATTTACGCGCCGCATCTCGGCGCGCGTCATATTCATATCACCAGAACGACGGACTGGCGCATTGTGCCGAAAGTTCCGGTCGTGGAGCCTTTGACTTTAAAAAGCGGCATCGCCGCGCCTCGGAGTCCTGTCAATAACTGTGGAAAGCTCACCGGTGGTGATACTTCGTTACCGGCTCCCACACCTTCTGAGCACGCCGCAGCAGTGCTTAATCTGGTTGATGACGGTGTTATTGAATGGAATGAACCGGAGGTCGTGAGGGCGCTCAGGGGCGCATTAAAACACGACCTGCGAACGCCAAACCGTCAGCAAAGAAACGGAAGCCCGTTAAAACCACATGAAATTGCACCATCGGCCAGACTGACCCGGTCGGAAAGAATGCAAATTACCCGTATCCGCGTTGACCTTGCTCAGAACGGTATCAGGCCGCAGCGATGGGAGCTTGAGGCGCTGGCGCGTGGCGCAACAGTAAATTATGACGGGAAAAAATTTATTTACCCAGTTACTGATGAGTGGATAGATTTTATGTGATGTAGAAATTAATGTGGTTAAAAATTGAGAAAACTTGCTGTTTGAAGAATAGACATTTTAGCTATAGCTCAAAGGTGCCTCTGCTGTATGGCTATTCCATGTGGTAATTTTATAATTTCAAACTTGATTATTAGTGTTGTAACGTAAATTCGCAGTAGGTAACGAGCGTGTAAGGTATTGTGAGTTTTGTTGTTGTACATTATATTGATTTCCTTAAATTTATTGTGTGGGTCGTAAGCGACATTTAACAATTAATTAAGGAAAAAGAATGTTAAAGAGGATTAAATCAATAGAGGGCGTTGGTAACTATATTAGAGCTCATTCACGTTCTTATGAGTTTAATAACATAAATGTTATCTACGGTGAAAATAGACATGGTAAAAGTACTCTTTGTGACATCTTTTATTCCTTGTCAACGAACTCTCCTGAATTAGTTGTCAACAGGAAGACTATTCTGGAGGGGGAAGGGGACGTAACTCCAAAGATTGAATTGCAATTCACAGAGGGTGATTTAAATAAAGTTGTTAAATTTAATGTAGATAAATGGTTAGAATTACCCCCACCTGATTCCAAATTATATATCTTTGATCAGAGTTTTGTTCATAGAAATGTAATGGCTGGTACGATATCTAATCGAGAAAACTCTGAATGCGTTACTGCATTTATTTTGGGTGAAGATAATGTTGCTGCTTTTGAAGCATTGGAAAAGGAAAATTCAGAATTAAGAAGTTTAAGGGGGGAGCTAAGAAATAAAAAGAGTTTGATTCAATCACATCAAATTACTAATGTTGATGAGTATGCCATTAGTGAACCTGTCATAACAGATCTCGATTTTATTGAGTCAAAAATAAACGGGGTTACTGAGTTAATACAAGAAATTGAGAAGAAAAAAGCATCCATAAAATATATTAAAGCTAGGCCATTACTTGATTTAGTTAACTGCACGCCAAAATTGAAAGATATTTCCATTAGGGTTAACAAATGTCTTTCTTCTGGGATGGCCAAAATTCATGATGATGCGCTTTCTATATTGGAACGGCATAAAGAGAAAGTAAAAGCTCATGAGCATTTTAACGGATGGGCATCAAATGGCCTCAGTATGGTTTCAGAAATATGTCCATTTTGCGGCCAAAATATATCAGGAGAATCAAAAGAACTGATTAATGCTTATAAAGATTCATTTGATGAGTCATTTATACGCTTCATTGAGAGTATGAAAAAAGAAATAAAAGAGATAAGACGAAGTAACCTTTCATTTGTCTCGCTAGATGTAATTGATGGCATACATGGGGATAATATTAGTGTTTTGTCGCAGTATTTAGAGGAGGAGATAAAAAAAGAATTAGATAACAAAGGATTGCTTGCCTCATGTAGCAGTATTTATGAACAGGCAAGAAATGATATATTAAAATTTAATCAAGAACTGCTAGAGGCTCAGCAATCGCTGGAGCGTATATATGATGAAAAAGAATTAGCTGTATACAATGAAATGAAGGAGTTTGACTTTTCGGCTCTTTTACAATTTGAAAATGAAATTTATGGTGAATTAGAATCATATAATAGCATTATTCAGCAACTCAATGATGAGTTAGTGAAGTATAAAGAAAGTGTCAATGCCACAGCATTAGACGCATTGATGGATAGCCATCATAAAGATCTTAGGGAATTGGAGGCTAATAAAAAAAGATTATCTCTTGAGCCAGCCTGTCGAGAATATCTTGATTTAAAAAGAGAAATAGAGGTTAGAGAAAATAACTATAAAGAGAATAAAAAGGCATTAGAAGAATGCCAGGAGGAATTTTTAAATAAATATTTTGAGCATATTAATTCTCTGTTTTGTTCTGTTGGGTCAAGTAAGTTCGCTATAAATAAAAAAATAAACAGGCAAGGTACGAAAATTGTTTATGAACTTGACGTTTCATTTAATGGGAAGTCAGTTGAAAAAAACAAACTTAATTGTTTGTTTAGTGAATCAGATCGCCGGGCTTTAGCTCTATGTATATTTCTTTCTAAAATATATTTACTTTCTGAGGATGAGAAGTCAAAAGCTATTTTGATTATGGATGATCCTGTGACAAGTTTTGATGAGGAAAGAATATCTTGTATTTTGCAGAGATTGTATGAGTTACAGCCTAATGTAAAACAGATGTTTATTACTACACACTATAAAGGAATGGCAGCAAAGACATCTAAAAAATTTAACTTAGATAGAATCCTTCAGATCAAACAAGGTTCTAATGGTTCTAATTTTGAACCACTACAAGTAGAGCAGTTGATAGCTTCAGACCATGAAAAGTGCTATGAGAGGATTGTTGGCTTTATAGATGGTGTAGATACCGATAAAACGATAATACAATCTTTAAGGCCATATCTGGAAGCAGAATTCCGTTCTCGTTATCGTAAACAACTGGCTGAACGAAACTTGAATGATAGAACGGATTTTTCTGTGTGTATTAGCCGACTGGCTGATGATGGTATTTTGGACGCAGCCACGGCCAGAAGAATTCATGGCTTTAGGACTGAACTAAATGAGCCTATGCACGTTATCCGTGAATGGACTGATGAAGATATGAGAAGCTACGCGCGAGATATGTTACAACTAATATACACAGAACTTTGAGGTTTATCATTTGCATACCAGTGCATGTATTTGCATGTACTGGTAGTTTGAAGGTTTTATTGTTTAGAGATTATCCTGCCTATTTTCGTGAGGACGCATTGTTGCATTAAAAGCGCCCCATGAAGCGGGCGGGCGAGGCGGGGAAAGCACTGCGCGCTGGCGGTGGTGCTGATTTTATTTTTTCAGCGTCTGAGCGCGTCTTGATGGCGTTTAGATTGTGCACCGGGGCGTTGGTGTGTCTGCGGGCTGTTTTGTGCGGTGGTGAGTGTGTGAGGGCGTGATGGCGGGTTATAAAAAAGCCGCCCGCAGGCGGCGTTGTTCAGCCGTTGTCAGTGTCCAGTGAGTAGTTTTTAAAGCGGATGACCTCCTGGCCGAGCCAGCCGTTTATCTCGCGGATCCTGTCCTGTAGCGGGATAAGCTCATTGCGGACAAAGACCTTTGCCACTTTCTCAATATCACCCAGCGACCCGACGTTCTCCGGCTTGCCGCCCATCAACTGAAAGGGGATGCGGTGCGCGTCCAGCAGGTCAGCGGCGCTGGCTTTTTTGATATTAAAAAAATCGTCCTTCGTTGCCACTTCACTGAGCGGGATAATTTTGATGCCGTCGGCTTTCCCCTGTGGGGCATAGAGAAACAGATTTTTAAAGTTGTTGCGGCCTTTCGACTTCACCATGTTTTCGCGGAGCATTTCGATATCGTTGCGATCCTGTACGGCATCAGTGACGTACATGATGTATCCGGCATGAGCGCCGTTTTCGTAATACTTGCGGCGGAACAGTGTGGCTGATTCATTCAGCCAGGCAGAATTAAGGGCGCTGAGATATTCCGGCAGGCCGTACAGCTCCTGATTGATATCCGGCTCCAGCAGGTGAAACACGGAGCCGGGCGTGAAGGCTGTCGGCTCGTTGAAGGACGGCACCCACCAGTAAACATCCTCCTCCACGCCACGGCGGGTATATTTTGCCGGTGAGGTTTCCAGTCTGATGACCTTACCGGTGGTGCTGTAACGCTTTTCCAGAAACGCATTACCGAACACCAGAAAATCCAGCACAAAGCGGCTGAAATCCTGTTGCGAAAGCCACGGATGCGGGATAAATGTCGAGGCCAGAATATTGCGTTTAACGTAAATCGGTGAGCTGTGATGCACGGCAGCACGCAGACTTTTTGCCAGACCGGTAAAGCTGACCGGTGGCTCATACCATCTGCCGTTACTGATGCACTCGACGTAATCCAGAATGTCACGGCGGTCGAGTACCGGCACCGGCTCACCAAAGGTGAATGCCTCCATTTTCGGGGCGCTGGCGGTCATTTTTTTTGCCGCAGGTTGCGGTGTTTTCCCTTTTTTCTTGCTCATCAGTAAAACTCCAGAATGGTGGATGTCAGCGGGGTGCTGATACCGGCGGTGAGTGGCTCATTTAACAGGGCGTGCATGGTCGCCCAGGCGAGGTCGGCGTGGCTGGCTTCCTCGCTGCGGCTGGCCTCATAGGTGGCGCTGCGTCCGCTGCTGGTCATGGTCTTGCGGATAGCCATAAACGAGCTGGTGATGTCGGTGGCGCTGACGTCATATTCCAGACAGCCACGGCGGATAACGTCTTTTGCCTTGAGCACCATTGCGGTTTTCATTTCCGGTGTGTAGCGGATATCGCGCGCGGCAGGATAGAACGAGCGCACGAGCTGGAACACGCCGACACCGAGGCCGGTGGCATCAATACCGATGTATTCGACGTTATATTTTTCGGTGAGTTTGCGGATGGATTCAGCCTGGGTGGCAAAGTCCATGCCTTTCCACTGGTGACGCTCAAGTATTCTGAATTTGCCACCGGCCACCACCGGCGGTGCCAGTACCACGCATCCGGCACTGTCGCCACGGTGTGACGGGTCGTAACCAATCCATACCGGGCGGGAGCCGAACGGATTGGCGGCAAAGGGTGCATAGTCTTCCCATTCTTCCAGCGTGTCGACCATGCAGCGTTGCAGCTCCTCGAACGGGAACACCGATGCCTTGTCGTCAACAAATTCACACATGAACAGGTTTTTAAAATCGTCGGCGCTGTTTTCGCGTTTGAGCTGCTCAATGTCGAACAGCGTGCAGCCGCCTTTCAGGGCGTCCTCAATGGTGACAATCTGCCGCCACTGGCCGTCCGCACAGAGAAGACCTCCGGCAAGGGCGTTATGACTGACGTCGATTTCCACGCGTTCGGCGGCGCTGGCGCGTCCCCGGTTGAACAGTTCACCTGACCAGAACGGGTAGGCGTCGTGCGCCAGCGTGGACGGGGTGGAGAAATAGGTCGAACGCAGGTGACTCTGTGAGGCCATACCTGATGCCACCTTACGCAGTACCTGAAAATTCGGGATCCAGAAAATCTCGTCGACGTACAGGTCGCCGTTATGGCTCTGTGCGGTGTTGGAGTTGGTGCCGAGAAAAATCAGTTTTGCGCCGTTATTGCCCAGGACAATCGGGTCACCGGTCAGGTCAACGTCAACCAGACGGGCAAAGGCGATGATGTATTCGCGGAACACATACGCCTGCGTTTTACTGGCCGACAGAAAAATCTGGTTATGACCGGTTTTCAGGGCGCGCAGCAGCGCCTCGCGGGAAAAATAAAACGTCGCGCCAATCTGGCGGGATTTCAGGATATCGCGGATGCGGTGCTCAAGCCCGGCGCGATACCAGTGCAACTGATATTCGAAAGACTGCTCAAAGAAAATCTGCTCCAGCTTTTCGATGGCCTCGTCACTGAAAAAATTCTTTTTCGGTTTGCGCCGCCCGCCTTTGTTGCGGTTAGCGACGTTCGGATTAAGGTCTGCCTCGTTGCCGGTCTGGCTGTAGCGGTTGACCCGTGCCAGTCGTTCAATCTGGCGTCCGAGCAGGTCAATTTCCTTGAAGTCACCGCCGGTTTTCTGCGGTTTGATGATGAGCTGGGTCAGTCGCGCTTCCAGACTCATTTCGACACGGCTGATGGGGGCAACGCTGTCCCAGCCGTCGCGCTGTTTCCAGCTCTGCACCGTCGGGCGTTTCATCTGCAACATGGCGGCAATCTGCGGCACGGAAAACCCCTGCCAGTACAGCAGCGCCGCCTGACGACGCGGGTCGTGTAAAAGAGTGGTGTCTGTGGTGATGGTCATGAATACCTCGCCGTGATGAATACACGGCAAGGCTACTGAGTCGCGCCCCGCGATTCGCTAAGGTGCTGTTGTGTCAGTGATAAGCCATCCGGGACTGATGGCGGAGGATGCGCATCGTCGGGAAACTGATGCCGACATGTGACTCCTCTAATCACTATTCAGGACTCCTGACAATGGCAAAAAAAGTCTCAAAATTCTTTCGTATCGGCGTTGAGGGTGACACCTGTGACGGGCGTGTCATCAGTGCGCAGGATATTCAGGAAATGGCCGAAACCTTTGACCCGCGTGTCTATGGTTGCCGCATTAACCTGGAACATCTGCGCGGCATCCTGCCTGACGGTATTTTTAAGCGTTATGGCGATGTGGCCGAACTGAAGGCCGAAAAGATTGACGATGATTCGGCGCTGAAAGGCAAATGGGCGCTGTTTGCGAAAATCACCCCGACCGATGACCTTATCGCGATGAACAAGGCCGCGCAGAAGGTCTATACCTCAATGGAAATTCAGCCGAACTTTGCCAATACAGGCAAATGTTATCTGGTGGGGCTGGCCGTCACCGATGACCCGGCAAGCCTCGGCACGGAATACCTGGAATTCTGCCGCACGGCAAAACACAACCCCCTGAACCGCTTCAAATTAAGCCCTGAAAACCTGATTTCAGTGGCAACGCCTGTTGAGCTGGAATTTGAAGACCTGCCTGAAACCGTGTTCACCGCCCTGACCGAAAAGGTGAAATCCATTTTTGGCCGCAAACAGGCCAGCGATGACGCCCGTCTGAATGACGTGCATGAAGCGGTGACCGCTGTTGCTGAACATGTGCAGGAAAAACTGAGCGCCACTGAGCAGCGCCTCGCTGAGATGGAAACCGCCTTTTCCGCACTTAAGCAGGATGTGACTGACAGGGCGGATGAAACCAGCCAGGCATTCACCCGCCTGAAAAACAGCCTCGACCACACCGAAAGTCTGACCCAGCAGCGCCGCAGCAAGGCCACCGGCGGTGGCGGTGACGCCCTGATGACGAACTGCTGACCGGCGTCAGTCAGTCCGGGAAAACCTTCACGATTAACCCTTAATTTCAGGAAAAACTATGCGCCAGGAAACCCGCTTTAAATTTAATGCCTACCTGTCCCGTGTTGCCGAGCTGAACGGCATCGACGCCGGTGATGTGTCGAAAAAATTCACCGTTGAACCGTCGGTCACCCAGACCCTGATGAACACCATGCAGGAGTCCTCTGACTTTCTGACCCGCATCAACATTGTGCCGGTCAGCGAAATGAAAGGGGAAAAAATTGGTATCGGTGTCACCGGCTCCATCGCCAGCACCACCGACACCGCCGGTGGCACCGAGCGTCAGCCGAAGGACTTCTCGAAGCTGGCGTCAAACAAGTACGAATGCGACCAGATTAACTTCGATTTTTATATCCGCTACAAAACGCTTGACCTGTGGGCGCGTTATCAGGATTTCCAGCTCCGTATCCGTAACGCCATTATCAAACGCCAGTCCCTTGATTTCATCATGGCCGGTTTTAACGGCGTGAAGCGTGCCGAAACCTCTGACCGCAGCAGTAACCCGATGCTGCAGGATGTGGCGGTCGGCTGGCTGCAGAAATACCGCAATGAAGCCCCGGCGCGCGTGATGAGCAAGGTCACTGACGAGGAAGGGCATACCACCTCTGAGGTCATCCGCGTGGGTAAGGGCGGTGATTATGCCAGCCTTGATGCACTGGTGATGGATGCGACCAACAACCTGATTGAGCCGTGGTATCAGGAAGACCCTGACCTTGTGGTGATTGTGGGGCGTCAGCTACTGGCGGACAAGTATTTCCCCATCGTTAACAAGGAGCAGGACAACAGCGAAATGCTGGCCGCTGACGTCATCATCAGCCAGAAACGCATCGGCAACCTGCCAGCGGTACGCGTCCCGTACTTCCCGGCGGATGCGATGCTCATCACGAAGCTGGAAAACCTGTCCATCTACTACATGGATGACAGCCATCGCCGCGTGATTGAGGAAAACCCGAAACTCGACCGCGTGGAGAACTACGAGTCAATGAACATTGATTACGTGGTGGAAGACTACGCCGCCGGTTGCCTGGTGGAAAAAATTAAGGTCGGTGATTTCTCCACACCGGCTAAGGCGACCGCAGAGCCGGGAGCGTAACCGATGACGAGTCCCGCACAGCGCCACATGATGCGGGTCTCGGCAGCGATGACCGCGCAGCGGGAAGCCGCCCCGCTGCGACATGCAACTGTCTATGAGCAGATGCTGGTCAAGCTGGCCGCAGACCAGCGCACACTGAAAGCGATTTATTCAAAAGAGCTGAAGGCCGCGAAAAAACGCGAACTGCTGCCGTTCTGGTTGCCGTGGGTGAACGGCGTGCTGGAGCAGGGCAAAGGCGCACAGGACTGA